GGTAAACAAGCAACGCATCGTAGAGGGCGTGAAAAAAGGTAGACCCACAGAGGTTATTGAAGACAGCTTGCTTGACGACTTTTTGGGCATAGATCACCCAGAGGCGATGGCACAGTTGTTAGGGATAGCAGGCCCATCAGGTAAAGAATACAGGAGGTTAGGCTCGGGCGACCTTCGCAAAGTTGTTGTCCAAACAATAGCGCGAGAGGATATGCGCGGTCTGGGCTTCCCCAGTTACAAAGATGCAGCGTATCAAATGACGGAGCCTGAATTACGGTCAGTGCAGCGTGGCGATACGGGCGGCGCTGTTTTGCGCATGGACCCCGACGCAACGCTGCGTGATCCCAGTGCGCCACCAGATGCCGGCCACAGATCCTACGATACTGGCATACCGGGGCAATATCAAGGCGTTATGGAGCAGGTTGATATACCCGCACCTATCATGTTTCCAAAGACGTTTGATAAATACCGGACGTTAAAAACAAAAGAAGGCAATCCTATGGAGCTGCATTCGCAGATGGGCAAATTCCATATGGGTGCAGACTTTGAGGTGTTAGACCAGCAGTGGCTTGATGGCGTCCGAGGCTACATGGAGCGCAAGGGCATCACGGACATGGGGGGTGTGCCCACGCTCGCGTTCCTTTTGTTAGGAGCCGGCGGGCTTAATGCGATGGCAAGTGACGATCCTGAGATGCAGGCAGCCGGCGGCGCTATGATGGGTGCAGCGGCTATGGGGGGCGCACCTAAGTTTATCAAGCAAGCGGCGACAGGTGCAAGGAACGCAAAGAAGCTACGCGAGCAGAAACTCAAAGAATTTGAAGACTTTGACTATCCTGACGCTGAAGAATCTATAAGGACACAGATAACAACAACAAAACCCACGTACATTAAAGCCAATCAGTATCTGGATGACCAGCAAGCCGTCGGTAAGACGTTGGACTATGGAGCCGGTTTGGGGTTTTCTAAAGAGATGCTGGGCTACGATATGTTTGAGCCTAACACGGCAAGGGGTGAAGCACTCGGCGTAACGTATGATTACACAGACTCAAAAGTCATTCCAGACAATCAGTACGAGCGTGTTGTCAACTTAAACGTGCTTAACGTCGTCAGTCCGCAGGTCAGGGATTTTATCGTTGAGGATATAGGGCGCGTTATGAGGCCGGGCGGCAGTGCGATTATTACGACCAGAGGGCGAGATGTATTGAATGCTAAAGGGACGCCCGGACCGGAGCCGATGTCGCTTGTCACGTCAACCGGCACGTATCAAAAGGGGTTTACCAACCCTGAGTTAAAGGAATACATAGAAACGGTGCTGGGGGAAGGCTATGACGTTAAGAGTATAACCCTCGGTGCAGCCGGCGTATATGTAAAAAAAAAGGGTAACCAGCCCATGACCGCGCGCGGAGCCCGCAGCGCAGAGCTTGCAGCCGAGCAAGCACAAACAGGCGCAATAGCTGGAATGGGCCGGCCAGTAGGACAAGCCACAGAAGCAGAATTAGTGCAGCAGATAGAAGACAATAAGCAAATATTTAAAGATAACTTTGAAAAAAAGAAAGCCGGCATAATTACAGAAGAAGAATGGAAAAGCCTATTGCAGCCGTTGCGCGAAAAAGACAAATATTTGAGAGCGCAAGCTACTGCAGCAAAAGGTAGAGAGTTTGGCGCGGGGCAAGCTTACGATACACTTGATGAGGTCGAAAAAGCGCGTATGGATCGCGCGGTGGAGCAAGGGTTTAACATAGATGCGTTTCATGGCACAAAAGGTGATATAGAAAGTTTTGATCCGGGATTATTAGGGGCAACAACAGATGCACCAAGCGCGCGTGTAGGATACTTTTTTTCTGCTGATCCAAAGACTGCCAGTAATTACGCTATGATTGCGGACATAGCTACTTTGCGTCCTAAAACTGCTAATAGAATAGACTATCTTGAATCTGAATTAACGAAAATGGCCGATGAATTTCGCAGAGTAGAAAAAACCAAAGGCATCGCGCACACAGATCCTGATTTTCCCGATAAAAGAGAAAGATTATCAAGTGAGTTACATCAGCTTAGAGAGTCGGGGAAAAACATCATGCCCGTCAAATTGCGTTTGACTAACCCGCTTGAATACGATTTTCAAGGTAAAGGTTACCGAGAGGTGACTTATAGAGATTTGTTGGAACAAGCGCGTATGGCCGGCAATGATGGAGCTATCTTCCGCAATACGAGGGACGGAGGAGGAACAACCGACATCTACGTGGTGTTTGACCCGGCTCAGATACGAAGTCGGTTTGCCACTTTTGACCCAGAATCGGCACCTAAAACGGTAACACCCGACGATATAGACAAGCAAAAACGAATTGTAGCATCGCTTGAGCGGGCTGTGCAAAAGACGGATGCGGAAAACGTGCGCCTTAACATGGAGTGGGAAGAGTTAAGCAATGAGGCATATAGCAAGCCAAACATAAGCGAGCAAGAAGGAAATAAATTGGCTGAATTAAGCGCAGAAATTCAGCGGAACGATGATTATGTGCAATATCTGATAGGCGAAATTGCAAACGTAAAAGCGCAGGCTAATGTAAGGACAGAAGGCACGGGCGACCTGCTTGCCTCCGTTGCTCCTGTATTATATCCGGTCGGCGCAGGCGCTGCCGCTGCAGCTTACACCGCAAACAATGAGTGAGGATATGCCAACACACAACTACATCTGCGGACACGGCCACGTCGAGATGGACGTATACTACACGGGCCGGCCTATGAAGACGCGCGAATGTCCCGAATGCGGCAAGGTGTCGACGATTAATTTCGGGTCAATGGGCGTGTTTAATCGACTTATGTCGTCACAAGGGCATAGCCAAAACCAACCTGACCCACAGACCGGGCTGTATTACGAAAATGCCACAGACCGCCGGCAAAAGTTAAAAGCATTGGGGTTAGTAGAAGGTGAAATGAAAAGCCGCAGTCAAATAGAGCTGGAAACTTACGAAGCCCAGCAAAAAGCAAAATCCAAACGAAACACAAATAAAGTACTTGCGGCTAACAGCGAAGAAGAGATTATTAATAGTATAGAATGGGACAAGGTAGACCGGAAAGAATCTGGCAACCTTGACCGCAAAGTCGAATCTGGCTATGGGATTGACCCAACCGAATAATTAAAGGAGAAGATATGTCTGAGATTGCCGTGGACTCTGGAGCGGAGTCAGGGCAGACCGAAAGTGGCCCATCATCAGGATCTGCAGAAACCTCTTCCCGGGATAGTATGCCCGAGATGGGACTGGGGATGCTTGAGGTGGATGAACCATCTTCGGACCCTGAACCGACAACGGAGCAGACCAACGACGACTCAACAACACAACGTGCTACTTCAAATAGCACACAACAAACCAACAAAGATAACCTATCTGAGTTTGAAAAAGGAAGGCGTGAAGCAGATCGTTATTTCCAGCAAGGCAACCAACGACTCTTAGACGAGCGTAGAGCCTTTGAGGAAGAGCGGGCAAGATGGCAAGCCGAACGGCAACAGCAGCCGGCGCAAAATGCAACAGCAGAGGCGCTCGGTGATGCTGGCACGTTGCGTGAGCGCGCAATGCAGGTCGATGACCCGCAGCAACAGCGCGCGCTTATGGAGCAGGCAGCCGGCATAGAGTATGTCAACAAATTGGTCGAAGAGCGTATCCAGCAGCGTATGCAAAATATGGGGTTGGAAAACTACGATCAAGATAGGCAGCTCATGTATTCTATTGCGCAACAACAACAGCAAAAACGCGAAGGCGAATTGCTGCAGCAAATAGAAGAAGCAAAGTCGCTATTAGGTGAGCAAACGCTAACAGACCCGTTGACCCTAAAATTTATTACTAACAACCGTGATATGTTGAACGTGCAGAATCCTGACACGGGTAACAATTTTACGTTGAGCGAGTTAGTAAGTAAATGGACTGGCCGGCAAGCAGACGATGCGAACAGAGCGCGGCAAGAGCAACGCGCGCAGCGAAACGTCGCAAAGCAGGCGGCGGTAGGGCGCGGTAACGGGGCTACCGTTAGAGACAGCGGCGGGGGAGCCATTAGCAAGTCTGCAGCAATCGCTGAAATTAGTCAGACTATGTAAGGTTAAACAAGAGGTATACGAATGGCACAAACCACATCAGAAACATGGGATAGTCGCTGGTCGTCAACGCGACGCACGATTGATCCCGAAGTAATCGACAATATCTTTGAGCCCTATAATGTTATTGACTCTCTCCGTAAGCGCGGAATGCAGATGGTTGACGGCGGGGGTAAAGAGATACAAGTCATTCTTGAATCAAGCGCCGGCACTGCAGAAGCGTTTGATAAGTATGATCCATTGAGCAAATCCCCGCGTGACCCTTTTGAGTCGGCTTTCTACAAGCGCCGTTACTATGCTGTCCCCGTGATCCTTTCGGATACCGAGGACTGGGAAAACAGCGGTCCCGAGCAGGTCTTTGACCTACTCTCGGCGCTGGGTGACAACGCCATGAACAGCCTCCTCAAAACGATTAACGAGGACGCTTGTGGCGCACAGTCTGGCAAGTCTATGTTGGGCTTGCAGGACATCATTGCAGATGACGGCACTGGCACGGTTGGTGGCATTAACTCGGGAACAAGCGCCTACTGGCAAAACCAGAAAGATACGACTGCTACCACGTTTTTGACACAGACAACCACTAATATCTTTGACGGCATTACGCGATTTAATGCAGTCATGGACGCCGTGCGCAAGCAGGGTGGTCGCACTGATGCTATCTTTACAACCTACAGCATAGCCGGCGCATATCGCGTAGCGTTGACGTCGCAAGGGTATGTGCAGCTATCAGGCAGCGATATCAAGGGTCTAAAAGGCGAGGAGTTCCCGAGCTTTATGGGCGCTAAGATTGTAGCCGACGAAGACATATCGGCAAGCCACGCTTATTTTGTCGACAAGCGCGCTCACCAATTGCGCGTTATGCGTAACGCTAACTTCAAGAAGACTCCGTTTGTATCGTTGCAGTCGAACGGTCAGCTTGCCCAGCTTTCTTATATGGTCGCTGGTGTTCAGCAGATTACGAACAATCGCCGTCGTCTCGGCGTGGCAACTAACATAACCGGAATCTAAGAGAGGGTATACGCTGAATGGCAAATTGGAAAATCATCGGAAGTATCGGTGGTGGTCAGAATATTGATGAAACCAGCACGTATCAGAATTTCCCGCTGGGGACCATCGTGACTGCTAAGGATATCGACGGCAGCACTAACTACGGCGTAGGCGAGTTCATTTACGCTAAAGGTGTTGCTTCAACTGTAGTAGGAAGTGCGGCACTAATTGACGCCAACGGGTTTACGACGTCGCTGGCTACGGCTAACGATACCGGCATGATAGGAACCAGCATGTCAGCTAATGTTGCAAACTATTATGGCTTCTATCAGGTGTCAGGTTTGGGCGTTGTCAAGGGGCTGGCAAGCCTTGCAGACAATAAAGCTTGTTTCCTGACCAGTACGGGTGGGTCTATTGATGACGCAGAAGTGGGCGGCGACTTGATTTACGGTATGACTACAGCGTCGGCGCTTGACACGCCGAGCAGTGGTTTGGCATTAGTAAATCTTGTTCGTCCGCACGTAGCAGACTTCAAGTACTCCTAATGTAATTGCGCGAGGGGTCATCGCGGCTCTTCGCGCATTGCTTTAGACACACAATACGAAAGCAGAATATGGCAAAGCGGCAAAGTAGCGACAGTGGGTTTGATTCAATGGGTCAACCCGTAGGTCAAAAAAAGGGCGAACCAGACAAAAAAGCGCAAGAGCTGGTTGAAGCAGCTAACGCAAAAGCGATAGACGAAGGTGATTTGCAGCCGCTGGTAGACGTGAAGCCGGCAAGAAAAAAGAAAAAACCTTCAGAGCCCGGGCGTCTAATAGACCAGATATTAAACGAAGTTAAAGATGACCCAACAGCAAAATCGCGCTTAGTTGACTTGCTTGCAGCCGCACCTAACGCTGCAGAGGTGTTGGGTATTACTGCCGGCAAGGGCGCTCCTAAAGGCGAATACAATCGCAACTATCGGCAGGAAGAAGCACTGCGTGTCTATGGTGGCGTTGAAATAGAGCACGACCCCGGGTGGGTGCCGCTGCCTCCGTCATGGATTCCGATGTACATAGCGGTCGATGGGCAAACAACGTCTAACAAAGAAGAAGCTATGTTAGACGAAAAAGAAATACCGGTGAAGACGCAGGAATACAAGCTCTGGTTAGACCATCACGCTGCCGGCACTAAGATGGACGGCAACGTGCGTTTTGACATTGCCGCAGACCAGACGTTGCCGAACGATGTGGGCGCGTTGTAATGAACCAACGCTCACCGGTAGTAGCCGGTCAGCAAAAACAAGCAACGTCGTTTGGAACGATAGCGCAGTTTGACGTGATAGAAGCCGGCACAGTGCTGGCAGCGCCGCAGGTGACCACAGCAGAGCGCGACGCGCTTTCTGCATCTAATGGGTGGATCATCTACAACACGACAACCAATAAGCTCCAGTGCTACGAAAATGGAGCGTGGGCAAACGTGATATGAATGACATTAGCTGAAGGCATAGAATTAGTGCTTGACCGGGTAGGATTGGAAGCTACCAACACTACATTTAAAAACCGGGCAAGGCGCTATTTAAATATTAATGCGGTTGAAATTGCAAATCTGTTAAAGTGGTGGTGGTTGAACCGCACTGTAACCTTTCGCACAACAAAAACCCTTACAATAACTGGTGCGTCTGGCGTATATACTGTAGGCGAAACCATCACAGGTAGTTCGTCTGGCAGTACAGCGGTAGTAGACTCACACGATACTACCAACGGGTTGCTGTTTGTCTATAACGAATCAGCAGCGTTTACAGCCTCTGAGACGCTCTCAGGCGGCTCCAGCAGCACTACCTCTACTTACCAGTCGGCAGCCAATACACGCGTTTATACGCCCGTAGACGGGTACGTAGGCGCGTGGTGGTCGTTTATGAATGTGACCGACGAATGGCCTATAGAGATTATAGGGCCAGACGAGTACGACCTCTGGGATGAAGACCGCAGCCTCTCCGGGAATGTGTATAAGGTTTTAGTCGGTGGTACGGACTCCACCACCGGCTACCCAGAGGTTGAGTTTTATTACACGCCATCAACCACCGGGCAGGAAATACGGGCGCGATATCAAATGGCAATATCTACGTGGTCTGCGTCGAATGACGGGTATAGCTTCCTAAAATTAGGCATTCCGCAAATAGGTGAGTCGGCGCTGGTTTATGGGGCTACGAAATTGCTATTGCAGGAAAAAGGTGACGAGCAGGGAGCGCAAAGAGAAGCTGGCGAATTGGCCCGCGCAGTCACTCTTATGAAAAAACAAAACCTGCTGCAACAGGGCAATCGGCGGTATCCTTCGCAAGTTGAAGACCATGACTACATGGTCCGCACAGACAACCAGCTTGTGGTTGAGGCGGGCTAATGCCTATAGCTGCTGATACAATAAAATACGGCCCGTGGACAATGGGCGTGCGATATGATTTGCCGCCAGAGGACATTGGTCCTAATGGGTTGCAAGACATGCTTAATACGCGCCTAACGCAATCTGCCGGCATTGAAAAAGTTTTAGGCACTAAAAGTTATCAAAATGCAGCGGCAATATCTGGGACGCCAACGGTCACAGCTTGCGGACAATTTCGCGTACCGTCAACAGGAGTCGAGCACGTATTTTTAGTGGCCGGCGCAGCCATTTACAAATACGATAGCGGATGGTCAGCTATTACTGGCTCAGTAACAATCACAGCAGGAAACGACAACACGTTTGAATGGGTGCGGGCGTTTGATACGCTCGTGCTAACAAACGGAGTTGACGCGCCTATAAAGTGGACTGGGACGGGCAACGCTGCCGCATTAGACGTTGACAGTAGATTTACAACGGCAGACCACGTTGCGTTTTTTGACAACCGCGTATGGATGGCAAACACAAACGCAAACGAGGACCGCGTGTGGTACTCCAGTGCGGGTGATCCTGAAACGTGGGGTGCTACCTCCTTTTACAACCTCGGTAGCCCTGTAAGGGGCTTACAGCCCCTACAAAACGCATTGGCGATACATACCGAGGATTTTATTGCGGTGCTTATCCCCACAGGCAATGCAACTATCCCGTATCAGCTACAACAGCGCACAACGACAGATCCGCGTAACCCGCAGCAGGGGGGTAGTTTATCTGGGCGGGCTATTGTCACGATTCCCGGCAATGCGCAAGTGTATGTATTGGAGGATGGGGTATATCTGTGGGCCGGTGGGGAAACGGTGGACAAAGTATCCTACGCACTTGACGAAGGGTATTGGGCTAATGTAAACAAAAGCCGGCTCAAACAAAGTTTTGCCATATATTATGCAGACCAAAACGAGGTGTGGTTTTGGTTGCCAAACGACAATACGAATTGCAATGAAATTATGGTTATGTCATTGCGCCATCGCTACGCAGATGAGACAAGCGGCGAAACGCGTTTTGCGTGGTATGGACCATTAAACGGGCTAAGTGATACGTTTGAACGCAATTGTGCGGGAATTATTGACGACAAGCCACATGCAGGAAATTTTAACGGCAAATTGTTAGACCACGCGCCGGCAGCAACATACAACCACGAGACGGCAGCATATGACAGTCATTTTGAAACATCGTCACCAGCGCCGTTGGGGGGAGACGTAGACCTTCGGTGGCTTTATGCGCGGACATATTATGACTCGTTGGGCGCGTTCACATTAACCGTACAACAAGAATCGCAGGGCGTAGGGGGCAACGTAGGGACGCTGACGACAACAGGCGGCGGCGGCGTGATGGATGCATTTACGCTTGACTCAGACGCGGTAGGTACAAAGCGTATGGTTAGTAAAGACTTAGATTTAAAGGGATATGACCCACACAGTTCGTTAAAGTTTACCAATAATACAAAAGACGAACCGTATCGTATTCGTCGAACGCACCTGCAATACAAAGTTATTGGCAGGCAACGCAAACCCAGAGCAGGTGTAAGCTAATGGCATTCGGACAAATAAGAGGGGCTAATCAAAACCCCCTAAATTATGCAAAACGGCGTAATGCAAGTAGTGGCAATAATGATATGCTTAACAATGGTGCGCAACAGCAAAACATGCAGTCACTATACGAGGCGTTAGGCTTTGGGCAACAGGGACGAGAGGGTACTGCGCCTGCACCTACGAGGGGGTTGGGAGCAACGCTCACGACCGGAAATAATGCGGTCGTTGGGCCTCGCCAAAGCCCAACAGGTGGAGCATCAGCTTCACAGGCAATGGGCGGGATTGGGACAAAACAAACGGCGGCAAATATGCCGCCACAGGCCAATACCGTCAATAACTTTGCGCCACGAAACACCGGGTATTCGGATAGCCCTGAGCAAGAGGCGCAGGTGTTAGCTATGTTAGACGCTGACCCCAATAATCTTCAATATATATTAAGGAATCGAGCAGTTAGTCCCAGAATTAAGGCTTTAGCACAACAAAGATCCCAACAAGGAAATCAAAGCTCCCCACCGAGCAAGTTTGACCAGTTTTTTGCAGATGCAGACGCAGGCATACAGCGAAGCCCTGCTGAGTATGAAGCAATGGGCTTTGCTAATGCACCCCAGCAGTCGCCTTCCCGCCCCAGCATGTTTGATCAATTTTTCGCAGACGCAGACGCCGGCATCATGCGCACCCCAGAAGAATACAAAGCAATGGGGTTTGCTAATCAGGTAGATTACACAGGGATGCCGACAGTAGAAGGGGATGGGACAGGCGTTACTAATGTTGGGACAGGCACGTTTGATCCCAACTCATATGAAAAATTAGACATAAACGATAAAACAACATCTCGGGCAACAGATGTAGCAAATCAATTTGCTACCAGAGCGAATCCTGTTATACGTAATCAATTTGCAACGCGCGCAGCAACTCCCGGGCAAGATATAACGACAGCACAAGCAGCAACAACCGGACCAGACGTAACTACCGACAGGGCAACTAACACTGGCGTGCAAAAAACCGCATCGTCTACAGGAGGCTTGACCCGAGGCATAAAGACGCCCTACCAATTTTTAGGATTAGACGACAATTTGCAAGCAGGGACAGGCGAAGCAATTGTTAGCGACAGCGTAAACACAGGCGCTGACATGGTGCAACGTGAATTACTAAATCAATCTCTCGGTGGGCAGATGATAAACCCGGCTGACGGGTTAGCAACAACTGCTGAAACAAATGTGATGGGTCGGCTGCAAGAAGATCAACTAAACGACGAAGGAGCGTTAGCCGAGGCGCTCGGCGTAGCCCGTTCACGGCTCACTGACAGTGGGGTAGATTTAGGTGGCGATTTAGCAACTAACGCAGAGCGAGTAATACAAGAAAGATTGATGGGTGGAACTAACCCACTAATCGAACAACAGCGAGCAGATTTTTTGCGGCGCAGTCAACAAGAGCAAGAGCAGTTGCGCGAACAGCTAAACAGGCTGGGCGTGTTGAGAAGCGGAGACACAGCGGAAGCATTTGGTGATTTTATAGGGGCGCGGGAGCGGACTCTTAATGACATTAACGCACGCGCTTACGACTTACAATCGCAGGCGCTGGCAGACGCGCTCAACTTTCAAGGCCGGCGAGATTCGTTAGGATTAGCCAACGAGAATTTAGAGCGTGGGGCAATAAGCGATGTGGCGGGTCTGTCCGGGCAAATGGACAGCAGGCAAGCCTTAGAAGCGGGCATGGCGGGCGACGCAGTGTCACAGGCGTTAGGACTGCAAGGGCGACGAGATCAGCTTGAGATAGCCGATGCGGGCCTTAGAAGGCAAGCACAGCAAGATGTGTTTGGCAGGCAGGCCCAATTGTCAGGGTTAGAAACCGACAGGATAAACAGGCAGCTTGCGCGCGATCAAGGAGACAGACAAGAGCGCGGTCTGCGATCTGATTTAGTGACGGCAGAGCAGCAACGACGATTAGCAGCAACTGCAGACACAAGAGAGGCAGAAGCGTTAGGCTCCAGATTAACGACGGAAAACTTACAGCGGCGGTTAGCGATTGCAGGAGATGCAAGGGCAGCCGACGCACTCGGCTCCCAATTAACTACAGAGCGGCAAAACAGGCTTCTTGCTACAGCAGCAGACGAAAGAGAAGCTGATGCGTTAGGGTCAAGGCTAACGAGCGAGCGATTAGATAGATTATTAGCTACAGCCGGCGACGCGCGCGCTGCACAAGCATTGGGCTCTGACCTAACCACACAAGCACAGCAGCGCAGGCTGGCAAGCGCAGCGGATGCAAGGGCAGCGCAAGCGTTAGGGTCAGACCTTACTACACAAGACCTACAAAGGGAGCTTGCATTGTCAGGAGACGCAAGGGCAGCAGATGCGCTGGCGTCAGACTTAACAACACAAGACCTTTTGCGTAGGCTGCAAACAAGTACAGACTTTAGGGAGCAGCAAGCTCTCGGGGATAGGCTTGCAACATCGGCGCAGCAAAGAGACTTAGCAAGTGCTGCAGATAGCCGCGCACAACGCGCCTTAAATCAAGACATATTAGATCAGCAATTAAATAGGGATCTTGCAGGCCGGGCAGACATACGAGCCGGCGATGCGTTGGAGTCTAATCTTGACACTGCTGAACTGCAGCGTCGATTAGCACAAGCAGAAGTGACGGGTAGGTTTGATACGGGCGCGGCCAATCAAGCGCCGTTGGCTACGTTGCAGTCGAGAGCATTAGAGTCAGACCTTGCAACACAGAGACAGCAGCGTGAATTAGCAAGGGGTGCGGATTTACGCGCAGGTAGAGCATTAGACGCAGATATAGCGGCACAGAATCTTCAAAACAGATTAGCAGAAGCAGGGGTGACGGGAGAATTTCAAGCCGGGGCGAATCGTGCGCCAATTAGCACATTGCAGCAGCAACAATTTGATCTGCAGCGGGATTTGGCGTTGTCGGGCGATGAGCGCGCACAGCAGCAATTAGAATCTGCGCTCTT